GGAAGGACCTCCAAAAATGGAATATCATGTGACACTAAACACCCTCGCACAAATCCGTAGTTCTGACCGAACTTGAAGGAACTCACAACTCCCTGATCCGGCATAGCGTTAACACGCTCGATGGCCGCAAGGACCCGGGACCCCATCTGCTTACGCAGCATCGCCCCGAAAATGAATTCTTTGATATCATGTTCGGTCTTGCCGTTCATGCCTAATATGCGTAGGGTGCCGTCCTGGATGATAGCAATGGCCCCGGAAGATCCTCCGGGATCCACTCCTATCACTATATATGGAGATGGATTACTCATCGTGATTCGACTCCTATTACTCGGATCTCTCCCGGGAGAAAGGTCCTGATCAGACCGGTCTGCATCTCCTGACAGATCCCAACGGTGTAATTGATCCCATATGGTTTCCCATGCTCATCCTGCAATAGGACATACTCTAAGCCCCAATGCAGCAAATAGAAATTGACAGGATCTATGGCCTGTTCCCAAACCTTCAGCTTCTTATCATACGCCTGGTTATCCTTGTCCACCGGAATCCCCTCTGCGTTGACCCGGGGTAGCTTGATTTCAACTATCGTTCTCCTTGTTCCCATTTCATTTCCTGAATTAACCGGTCTGTTTCATCAATCTGAATAATATCCAACTGTTCAAGAGGCTCTCCACTCGGAGTTGTAATCATTCCATGAGTTAACTGATATAAGTGCTGAACCTTATGCACCGATCCGCAAAATCGTGACAGAAATATTGAGGCTTCAAAATTGAATGGATAACTTGCGCTTTCAACTACATGAACAACCCACCACTTTCCTTCCCGGAATATCCTTACTAAGGTACTAAGGTGCATTGCGCCATCCTCAATCTCTGAATATATTTTGGGATAGTATCCTGAGTTAGATTTTAGCCTTTTAACCCTTTCTCTCCACCGATCATGATCATCCAGGATGTGCTTAATAACACCATCGGGATTTCGAGAGTAGTAGTTTTTTCCTTGGGCAAGTAAGTCTGGAATATTTGTTGCTTTAAAATTTAATCTTTTTTTCATTCGTCAAGGTATCTGTAATAATATGCTTCTCCTGTTGCTCTCATTCCTGCAGTACTGTTTTTCCCCAGGCAAACTCTGCTGATCATTTCGGCTGTCACTCCGTTTCTTCTTGCTGCTTCTTGTGCAGTTTCATAAGTGTCAACGACATTGCCAAATTGATCCATTTTTACCACCCTTTTCCCATGTGACCTCCGGCTGCGTCCGTTATCAAAACCTCCAACCCAGGTCATGTTTAGGAACGGGAGAAATTCTTCTTTGAGGGTAGGATTCACCAATCCATCATCAACCATCCACTTCCAAATCCCCTCCACAAACTTCTCCTGTTTCATGATCAGAAACCGTTGTAGTCCAACTTTCCAAATTCCCGATCTATATACTCCTCCGGAGGATTCTCCTTCGTCCTGTTGTTAAACGTTCTGCTCTGAGATCCCTTCTTCTCGGACCAATTCACTACCCCTAACTTGCCGAAATCAATACTCTCTGCCTGGTTCTGAGTAAGAAATTGAATGAAGATGTTTTTCAGCCTGTTTCGTTCATCGTCAATTTTCCCCTTCATCTTCTTTAGAAAGTTATCTCTCTTGGCAAGTGCGTAGAGTTGCATATTCCCTTCCACACTCGGACGGATCTTCACAAACCTCTCTGCCATGAAATCCTTATAAGCCTCACTTGAATCCGGTTCCGGCTCATACCTCTGTATAAGGGCCTCGTTCTTCTCGGTTTCAGAGACGTTACCCATGGCCTCAGCTATGTCTGCAAGTCTCTTGGCTTCTTTTGCCGGCACAACTCTTTCATACCACCATGCTTTTGATAGGGAAAGGATCCGGTTCATCAGGGCCTCATCTCTCTGAACTTTCTCCACCACGAAATCAGCCCCATCTACAAGCATGGCAATCTCGGCATAATCAGTTTCCAATAGGGCCATATAGATATGGATCTGCGCAAGGTGATAGATAGGGATCCCGTCCTCCCATATTTTGCTCATCCAATACCCCATGTTCTTACATTCAAGCACGGCCTCCTCTTTCAGAGCTTCCCCGGTAATCAGGTTGTAGCCCCCCTTGATATTGATTAGACGGTCCACCTCTCCAAAGAGCCATGGATAGTTTGGGTTCACAATATAGCCGTTTAGGTTCCTGCAGTTGCGTACCGGCCGGTTGTTCTTGAAGTTCTCAATGTAACCATCCTTGGTGCCATCGTAGTACTGCCATATGTCTGCGATAGACTCCTCCTGATGCCGGCCCCAAAACATACGCTCATTGTCGTCTCTCCGGGGTTCAATGGAGCCTATCTTCTCATGGAATAGCCTGACCGCAGTATCATACTTGTTAATGCCAAGTACAGTCCCGATCTCAGATCCTCCTATGCCGTTTCTTCGGAACGCATACCACTCATCGGTATGGTGAGGGATATTGATAACCTTGATGTGACTTTTCATTGCTTTGGAGGATTGAGTTTGAGATTCAATGGTTCCAATTCCTTGAAGATCCTGGTGAAGATCTCCTGTAGGATGTCAGCCTGACCCTGCATCATCTCTCTCTGCTGCCTCCCCTCGTAGGATACATTATTGTACCATGAAGCATACAGGTGAGCCATGAGATCCACCAAGGCCTCGTGCTGACTGATCATTTTCTTGACGGCATTATACAGCTTGGCATAGTCAATATTTCGGCTATCCAGGATCTTATACTTGCCTTCTGCCCGGGCCTTCTGTTCCTTGTCAATCCATTTTTGGTTTGGATCCTGAAGGATCTCCATTGCCCGTTTAACCTCTTTGTCCAAGGTATCCCAATGAAGCTCTTTCCACCGGTCAAGCTCCTTGGCGCACTCCCAATTATTTGTTATTGATTTTTCGTCTGCCATGACTTTTAGTATATGTAAACAATTTGATCTTCAGTAATGAAATGGTACTCTACATCGTCCATAATCATAACGCTTGCTCCTTTTCGCTTATACTGCACCCGGTTCCCCTGGGATACGTCTTCACAACCGGGACCACAGGCAACAACGTTACCTATGATCGGCTGCTCTTTTACAGTCTCCGGGATATGGATCCCTCCCTCACTTTTCTCCGGAAGGTTCTCCGGAAGTATCAGTACTGCTTTCCCTTGTAGTCTCATCATCCTCAAATATTACATCTGTGATTTCATCTTCAAATACCGGAAGGTTATTGTCCTCTCCCTTCTCCGGGCCTCCCCTCAATTCGCTTAGTGCATCATAAAGCTCCTTCGGAAGGTTGTCAAGGTTATGGAACCTGACCTGGGCTTCCTCCCTGTTGCGGATCTCTATCCAATACGGCATATGGAGGTAGGTCCCTCCTTCGGCAATTTCAAGCCTCATGGCCATTGAATAAAGAAATTCAAGTACCTCCTTGGGTATCTTCAAATCAAAATCTGCTGCGTTTACTGCTTCTTGGTCCATGGTTATATAGTTTAAAATGGTAGTGTATCATCGTCTTCTTTTTCATAGAAAGTAAATGTAGGCCCGGGAGACGGGACGCTTTTCTGTCTCTCATTCTCCTCCTTGAATTCCTCATCCTTCCGGGGATCAAATAACTTCTTTGAAGCATCAAGGACAAACCGGCCACCGGTCTTCATGATCATCCGGACACGGTCCTCAACGCCAATCTCCTCAAACCGGATCTTCTCAGTTCTGATAATGGTCGGTGCATTGGGAACCACATACCACTTCTCGTCTTCATCCATGTCAGCCAGGGCCAATCCCTGTCGTCTCGCTGCCTCAGAGGATATCTTCTTCAGTTTGTACCGGTGTATCAGGATCCCGATATCTGCCTTCTCTTTCCATGCGGAGGATCCCTTGATGTCATATAGAGACGGCATTTTGTAGTTCTCTCCTACCTGCTCGATCTTACGTGGGTGTACTATGATAATCCCGTGGAGATCCCAATAGTCGTTGAAAGCAATCAACCGGTCAAGCTGCTCACTTATGAAGGTGGTTTCCTGTTGCCACTTAGGTTGCTCATGCTCGATCTTATTCCAGGCATCAATCACATAGCCAAAAATATTCTCAGTCTTCTTTAGGTACTCCAAGTACTTCAGGATGTTGTCAAGGGTATTCACCTTGTCTGCCCGGCTCTTGTCTCCATCCCAACGCTCGAAATTCTTCCTGTCCGGAGAGATCACAAAGAAGTGCTTTTCAACCCATCTTTTTGTTGTACGGAAAGCCTCGTCTGACAGAGAGTTTTCCCCAAGACCTTTACGAATATTCATCCCTGTTGCAGCCTCTATGATCTTGGCATATTCCCTCGCCACCGGCCGGTTCTCGGGAGTAAACATAGCCCACCGCAGATCCTCCTTCTCATTGTGTTTGATCATCTCAGTCAGCCACCAACGGATCCACACCGACTTGCCGGCACCCGGAACCCCTGTGACAAACGTGATGAGCTTTGGTTTAACCGTAAACAACCGGTCCACCTCCGGCACCCCACACCCTAATCCCGGAATGAATCCATTGTTCCGGATCTTATCAAGGTCATCAAGTATCATATGCAACCGTAGTACTCCGGCCACCGGTACGCTGCTTATGTTGTTGTAGCAATCAATCACCCCTTGCTTGCCCAGGGGTGGCAGATTTTTATTCCTATTGCCGGCCAAGACTTCGTTGATGTCCTTGTACCCGGGAGGATAACGAATGATCCTGCACCGGTCCTTTCCAAGTAGCATAGCCAAATGTTTCCGGAGTAATCGGCCGGCCTCATCTTCATCTATACTCAGGTAGAACAGATCTACATCTGCAAAAACGCTCTTGACAAACTTATCTTCAAGCCAGGCAAACTCTTTCGTGAATACTTTGGCGGTGACTGATGGCGCACCCTGCGGTACGCTGATAGTATTATCGTAGCCACACTCAACCCATGTCATTGTATCCGGCTCACCCTCGGTAATGATTACAATTCTTGGCTCCTTCTTATTCTCCGGATCATCAAAGTTGAGATTCTGTAAATTCCATGGAATAATCCTGGTGCCAAGTGACTGAGGTAACTGAAATACTTTTGGAGTCTTACTTCCCGGAGTCCAATCAATGTTCTTGAATTTGACGTTTACGAGAGTGAGGTTCATGAAGTACGGAAAACAGACATAGGCATTTCCGTTGCTTGTCATCTCATAAACCCGACACTTTTTAATTGTTGCAAGACTGAATCCTCTCCCCTCTAAATATGCCCGGACCTTCATGGTCAACTGCCTCTCCTTTGATGGCATCCGGCTCTCCTTATGCACACGATCATAATGATCTTGAACGTCAAGATTCCCACTCCAACCACAATGATTGCAACGATACCACCTATTCCCAGGCTCGTCATTTACCGTCAAGCACAACGCACCCTTATGTCTTGTCCTTTTAGAGTCACATTCAGGACAAATTGTGGCGTACCTTACCTTGCCGGGCTTCGTCTTGATCCCCTTGTCCTCAAATGTCACCATCAGGCAGATATTTTTCGCTCTTTTCGTTCCTGACTATAAACTTAGGACCATCGCCTTCAAGATCCGCAAACGGATACGCATAGTCAAGGGAAGTGGTCAGCTTCCCGTCCTTGTAACTTGGCCTGGTAAGGTTCGCAATGGTGCTTAGTGCCAGTCCTGAAATATCGCTGAACTGCTGTACAGTCCAATGGTTG